TCTTTAAATATATCAGGCGCTTTTACAATGTCTGCTTGGGTTTATTTCACTGGAACATCTTCGGGTAACATAATGTCGAAAAGAGGAACCACAGGTGCGCCGCATTGGCAGTGGTATATAGATACAGATAATTCTAATAAACCTACATTTATCGGAAACTTTAATTCTACATTAGTAGCAAGTATAGGTATAAGTTTAAATACATGGACTCATCTAATGCTTGTAAGCGGCGGAACTGCTGTTGCTCATTACATTGACGGCATACAAAGGGGTTATAGTTCTGTAGGTTTAGGACCCTCTAACTCAAATGATATAACAATAGGTGCAGTTGATTATCCAACAAACGGTTCTCCTGTAGGAAACTTCAAAGGTTATATTGATGAAGTGTCTTTATTTGACACACACTCTACAGCTTTAACAACTGCGTTATCAACTAGCTTACCCACTGATCTAACATCGCTTAATCCGTTAGGCTGGTGGCGTATGGGCGATGGTTCTGATGGTAGTGGAAATGCTGACGGAACACTAGTTAATATAGATGGAACAAATTTTCCTCAGATTTACAATATGGCAACCGATGGGTCAGGTAATCGCATTACTGGCATTGACGGATCACTGACAAATATAGCATCAGCTAACGGAATTGTACCCGTTGTAAAATCTTAATAAATTATGAGCAGAAAATATGTAATAATTAATGCGGACGAAGTAGACTCCGTTGATTTTAGCCAGGTGGATGAGACAAGTGCTGACACAGTTAGATTCTCAACCGACGGTACACAAACATTCGTTAAGTACGAAGGCGACCAGCCCTCCTTCCTTAGCGGTAAACAAGAGCACACACACGAAGAGATACTTGCTATCTTAGCAGGTCCTGAGTGGACGAGTGACGAACCTTTCTAAACCGTAATAGCGATCGCTCCCCAGGAGCTGGATCCTAGATAGATATATAGCTTATTAGTATCGCTAGCTAATGCGATCGATCCGATAGGGTCATTCTCCCGGGCAAGTATACTTGCTTCTGTATCTACTACTTTAACCAATCCACGGTTATGCTCAGTTGAGCTGCGAACCGCAGACCCGATAGCGCTGGCTAGGTTACTCAAAGGATACCCCCAGACTATTTTCTACATCGTTTGCGAGGTATCGAATGACGCGAGAATTAACAAGTTTTCGTTCCCATCCATATTGTTTCGCCCATCGACGAACAGTACCGGAAGAGACATCCATCTTTTCCCGGATGATTCTTGGCGAAAGATATCGAATTTCTTTTGCGACCATTTCCGATTAGTAACGATTATGAGCGCTTCTTGCGACCGGTTGGAAAACGGTAGCATCCGATTGAAAAAGCGTGTGGGTAGGCGGATTATAGGAGCACAAAGACTAGGGGGAGGAATACAAAACCCTTTTTTTAACTAAACCAAAAATAACCCAGAATATATACATACTATGTCAAACATTCTTTCACAAATCGGTGCATCCGTAAAAACCAAGGTCGACGGCGTTCAAGCCAATGTCGAAGCCGAAGCAACCGCAAGAGAAGCAGCAATCGCTGCAGAAGCAGCGGCTCGCGGATCAGCAAACACAACCTTACAAGCCAACATCGACGCAGAAGCTAGCACCGCGCGTGCTGCTGAATCTGCTAATGCTACCGCTATTTCCTCTGAGGAATCCGCACGTATCGCAGCAGTAACTGGTGAAGCTAGCGCAAGAACCTCGGCGGACAGCACTCTTCAAGGAAATATTGATGCAGAAGAAACTGCAAGAATTGCCGCTGACGCAACTCTTACTACCAATCTTGCATCTGAAATCACTGATCGCCAAACCGCAGTAACCGGTGAAGCTACCGCACGTGCATCTGCTGATACCGCCCTTCAAGGTAATGTTGATGCTGAAGAAACTGCTCGTATTGCAGCTGACACTACTCTTACTACCAATCTCGCATCTGAAATCTCTGATCGTCAGACTGCAGTATCTAGTGAAGCAAGCACCCGTGCTGCTGCTGATACCGCCCTTCAAGACAATGTTGATGCCGAAGAAGCCGCTCGTATCGCTGCTGACGCAACTCTTACTACTAATCTCGCATCTGAAATCTCTGATCGTCAGACCGCAGTATCTGGTGAGGCTACTCTTCGTTCAAACGCTGACGCTGCATTAGACGCTGCAAAGGCTAACCTTTCTGGCGCAAGCTTTACTGGAGCGGTTAACGGAACTGATTTGGTACTTAGCGGTAATCTTACCGTTCAAGGTACTACCACCAGTCTCGAAACTGTTAACTCCCAAGTTAAAGACTCGATCATGCTCTTAAATGACGGAGCTGCAGACAACACTAACAACGGAAACGATGTTGGATTGATCATGGAGCGCGGAAGCTCTGAGGACAATGTTGCATTGGTATTCGACGAAGGTGAAGACAAATTCGTATGCTACAAAACTTCAGCTACCGCTGCTTCGACCGACATTTCTGGTGACGACGCAAACGCTGAGCTTATGGACATCAAAGTTAACGATGTATTCATCGGATCTGACAACCTTGGTTCCTTGGCAGAGTTTGTAGCCGCTCTCGGATAAAAATTCCTCCCTACACTACCTGACATTCATGACTTGAACGGGGGTCGGAGGGCTATCTCTCCGGCCCCTTTTCATATATGCGATTATTTACAACAGTTCTAGTCCTCGTTGCGATCTATATAATCGCAGCCATGACTTCGTCGTGTAGCATGAAGACCTTTGCACCTACCGCCCTGGGGGCTGTTGGTGGAGGAGTGGGCGCAATCGGAGGCCCGGGAACAGCATTTGCTGGAGCGGGTCTAGGAGCTGCCGCAGGGCAGATAATAAAAGAAAGTGATACCGTTCAATCTCAGGCTGAAAAGCTAAAAGCTTTAAGCGAAGGAGATGTATCAAAATTGGTAGAGCTTAAACTCAAAGAAGAACGCGGATGGTTCGAGAAGATGATAAATGGGGTGTACGACATCCTAATGATCGCAGCCCTGGCGATGGTCCTATACGTGGTATTCAATTTCTGGCACGGGCGGAAGCTCGTACAAAACATAAAGAAAAGTACAAACAGTTTTTTCGACACATGATAACAATGATTACGGACAACGCAGCAATACTAGGATGGACCGGCACAGTCGCCACGATTTCTATCGGTCAATGGAACGAGGCAATCGCTTGCATATGCGGTGTCGTTACTACGGTATACATGATTACCAAACTGATTAATTTAATTCGAAACAAGAAAGACTGAATCATGGCATTTAAACATTGCGAAGGTTGCCCAGAGAAAAAGAAAGCTCTGTGTGCAAAATTTAGAACCTGCTTATCTGAAAAAACAAAAGGATCTGCTAAAAAGGGCGAGAAAAAGCCCGTTAAAAAAGGTACCTACGGATAAGTTCCGTTTCCAACCGGTTACATATTTGTAGCCCAATGTATATCTTCGCGGTATGGAAACATCTACCGCGGAGGTTCACTCCCCGCAAATTGAAGAGGAACAGTTCAGCATTGAGAATGCGTCAACCGACGATATTCGTAATGCATTAGGAGTAACGCCGGAGACCAACGACCCGCAACCTGAGACCGTAGCCGAGGAACAAATCCCGGAGACTGAGACCGTAGGCCAAGAGTCGCAAGTCGAAGAACTTCAGCCGGAAGCAGAGGCAGTAGCCCCTGAGTCCGAGATTGAAGAAACCGAGGAGGAGAAGCTCGGGAAGAGACGAATCCGTCCCCGTAACGAGTTAGATCAGCAAGTCATCGACCTTTACAGGTCTGAGGGCTTTGGAGGATCCTTCGCCGACGCATCCCGAATAATTTACGGACAAACTGCCGAACCTGTATCTCAATCTATTTCGCCCAATCAGGAGCAAGTCGAGGCGTCCGAGCCCGACCCAATCAGTGGCATCGATAAAGAATCTGACGAAATTCGCGCATCCATTCTGGAGCTTGAAGGATCAGTCGAGAAAGCAGCAGAAGATCTAGAGACCACCGAAGCACTTAGGCTTCAGCGTGAGATCATGAAAAAAGAACTTCAACTGCAAAACTTGACTCTCCGTAAACAGCAAGTGGAGCAAGAAAGAGAGCAGCAAGTTTATCAATCCCATCGTTCTAAAGCGATGGATAGCCGCGACAGAGTCTACAATCGATTTCCTCAGCTGCAGGATAAACAATCCGTTTATCGTAAACAGTTTGATGATTTCGTATCGCAGGCTCAGTCCGACCCCGACTACGCCGCAGTCTTTGAATCACCACGATGGCCAGAACTCATAGCAAGCGAATTTGCTTCGATTAACCCGATGCAGCAGGCACCGCAGGCTCAGCCCGCTCCAGCTCCTCAGGTTCCTCAACAAACCGCTCCGCAAATGGGTACACAGGCCAAAGTATTGACGACTGGGACTACGGCACAACCTGTAAACACTCCGGCTACCCCCGAAGGTTTACTCCAACAGCTTCCCAATATGAATACTAAAGATATTTATTCGCTATTAGGATCCCCTGGAGGAGCACAGCCAAGAAGGTAGTTAGGAGTACTAAAACCTAATCTTAAATAAATATATAAAATGGCTGAAAAACAAATCCCAGCATCTCCAAACCCATTCAGTAGCCCAGCTGCTAATGTTGATTTGGTAACTAACACTACTTCCTATCAAGGTCTTCTTGATGGTCCTAATTCTGACTTGCGCTCACGCCTCTGGTCCGAGCTTGTAACTCGCGACGCAAGAGAGAAAAATGTATTCGCAAAGTTCATCGGCGGCGAAGGAAGCGGTAAACCAATCACTGAAAAACGCGATCTTAGCGCAGGCGGATCTGACAAGATTACTTTCACAACTGTTGCTCCTATCCGTGGACAAGGTGTACGTGGTGAAGAAATCTTAAAGAACGCTACCGATACTCTTGATTTCGGAACATTCTCCGTTGAAATCGATCTCGTTCGTCACGCTGTTTCCTGGACCCAAGTCCTGAAACTTATGAGATTCACCGGTAAGACCATTGACCAGCTTTCAGCTGAAGTCATGTCCGAGTGGATGTCCCGTACCGAGCAAGACCAAATTCAATATGCATTGCGTCAAATCTGCACCGCTAAAGGATCTTCAAATGTTCTTTCCGGATACGGAACAGGAGCAGGCAACGAGCTTAAATATGTTGACGGCTTAAGCACCGACATCATCCAAGAAGCTAAGCAAGCACTTATCGCCAATGGCGCTGAGCCAATGAACACTGGTGGAGACGAAAACCAAGAAATTCCTGGTTACTTGTTCTTCGCACCAGACGCATGCTTACGCCCATTGCGTTCTGATCCCGACTACTTGGAAGCAATTACTCAAGCCGACAGCCGTGGGCCAGAGAACAAATTGTTTTCCGGAAGCTATGCTAAATGGGACAACAACATAATTGCTAACCATAATGTTCTTATCGACACCGCTCGTGGACGCCAAGGTTCTCCATTACTTCCTACCTTCTACAACTTCG